TCCATACGCAACATCAGGCGGACTTTGGTTAGACACAGATGCAAGTAAATATGGCATTCATGAATGGAGTGCAACAAATAATACTTGGGAAAACAAAATTCCAACAGTAGAAATAAATGCTACAGGAGCACAAGCAACCATAGACGGTGATACAGGTCATACACCTGCAACAGCCGCAAGTGCCGCAACAGATGACCAATATTTGGTTGTTGTTCATGTTGATAATGAAACTGTAACTACTGGTGCTAGACAATTAAGTATTCAATACTTTCATGGTACTGGCGGTGCATGGGAACTTATTGACAACAGTTTAGCGGCAGGTACTGCAACATATGATGAACATTATAGTGCTCCAGCGGCACCAGCGGCAGGTGATATTTGGATTAAAACAACTAGCCCTGGTAACGGTTTAGATTTGAAATTTTTTGAATTCGGAAGTTCAGCTTTTGGGGTAAAAACAGTACAAGGTGTATCAACTACACAAGTAGACGGTGCAGGCGCAATTACAGACTTTGTTCCACAAGATGGTTCAAGTGCAACTGCTTTAACTACAAGTTCAGCAGTGCTTGGAAACTTGTTGCTGGATCAACAAGCTAATACCCGCGGTACAATAATCATCAGAGAAATTGGTGCTGGCGGTACAATAGTTGCATTACCTACAGGTGATCTAATTGCACAAGCAAATACTCCAACAGCAACAGCGTCTGATGGACAGTATTGGTTTGATAACACAATTAATAGTTTAGATGTCTATGTTATTGATAGTGGTTATTCACCAGTTACTCCAACATATAGTACAACTGCTCCAACAGGTGCAAGTGCTGGTGATGTTTGGGTAGATACTACGTTAGCGGCAGAAAACCAAGCTAATGAACGTGCTTATCCTAAAATTTATCAAAGAAATGCAGGCAACACTGCATGGGTGCTACACAGCAATTCAGATCAAACTACATCAAACGGTGTATTGTTTGCTGATATTACTGACACAGCAGGTGATAACACCAATGGTGGTAAAGCAACTACTATTACAGGTGCTCCAAGTGCAGGTGTTTATCCAGCTGGTATGTTGGTTGTTAACATGGCACAAAGTAAAAATACTGTGAGAATTTACAATTCTACAGCAGGTGCTTTTAGAAATGGCGTAAGCAATCATGCAGATGGTAGCGGACGTTTTGGTAGATATGCACAACGTGGAGTCATTGCAAGCAAGATGCAAGCGGCGATTGCAGGAACTGATTTAAGAGATCCTCAATTCAAATACAGCTTGATTGCTTCACCGAACTATCCGGAATTGGTTGACGAAATGGTCACACTAAACAGTGATAGAGGTGAGACAGCATTTATTGTTATTGACTCGCCAATGCGTAAAAATCCAACAGATGTAATTAGTTGGACCAATAATAGTGCAAGTGCCGCAGAAAATGGAGAAGACGGACTAGTAACCAAAAACACATACAGTGCAGTATACTATCCAGCAGGACAAACAACAGAGCCACTAGGTGGTGAAACTGTTACTGTTCCTCCAAGTCATATGGCACTTTATACTATTGCATACAATGACAATATTAGTTTCCAATGGTTTGCTCCAGCAGGAACTACAAGAGGTATTGTACAAAACGCAAGCTCAGTTGGACACATTACAACCGAAGGTGAATTCAAAGCAATCAGCTTAACACAAGGTCAACGTGATGCAATGTATACAGCAAAGCTGAATCCTATCACAACATTTCCTGGACAAGGTACAATAGTATTTGGACAGAAAACTCTACATGCTAGTACAAGTAGCTTAGATAGAGTTAATGTTGCTAGATTGGTTGCATTTCTCAGAGAAAGATTTGATGAGATTGCTAGACCATTCTTGTTTGAAATCAATGATGCACAAACTAGAGCTAGAGCAAAAGTTGTATTTGAAAGATTCCTTGCAGACATTCTAAGTAGAAGAGGACTCAATGACTTTGCAGTAGTTTGTGATGAAACAAACAACACACCAGCAAGAATTGATCGTAACGAATTTTATGTTGATGTTGCTATTGAACCAGCAAAAGCGGCAGAATTCATCTACGTTCCAATTAGATTGGTGAACACAGGAACGTTGAACACAACAAATTAATAAAAAATTAACTTAATACTTAATGGACTGCATCATGTGGTCCATTTTTTTTGGCGGTTTTTAATAAATACAATTAGCCGGTATTATGAGGAGATCAAAATGGCAGTAATTACAACATTAGGAGTTCCTGACAATTCAGGAAATACAACAACAATTATGCCTAAGCTACAATATCGTTTTAGAGTGACGTTTGTAGGCGAAGGCTTCAGTGCTACTCCTACCAGAAGTGTTATTAGTACAACACGACCAAGTCTAACACATGACGAGATTCCGTTGGATGCATACAATTCAAGAATATATCTTGCAGGTAAGCATATGTGGGAGGCTGTTAGTATTGTACTAAGAGATGACGTAGACAGTGTAGTGCTTAGAGAATTAAATAACCAGTTAAACAGACAAGTAGATCATGCAAATCAAAGTTCACCAAGAGCAGGTGCTAGTTATAAGTTTCAAACTATCATTGAAACACTTGATGGTGCAAGTCCAACACCTGGTGTGTTAGACAAATTTGAACTAGCAGGATGTTACATTGCAAATATTAGTTATGGCGACATGGCATATGCAAGTAGTGAACAGGTACAAGTTACAGTAGGAATTAGATACGATAACGCAGAAATTTTTGATGCCGCAGGTAATGCAACTCTTACAGGCGCTGATTTAGATCAGACAGTAAGTAACGCAACAGGCGGTGGAACACAGGCTTAATTAAGGTAGCAAAGGATGGGATTAACAAGTAATACCGGCCCATACAATGCCGCCGCAGAGCATTTCGGAGCTGATGATCCAGTAATGGTGTCAACTCCACGTTTACTATATAATTTTAGTGTACAATTTTTACTCAATGAAAACGTTTTCATGGAAGATGAAAGTTTTGGTAGAAACTTTACATTTAATAGAGTAGTCAGTGCAACAATGCCAGACTTTGATTATGGCATACAGCCTATCAATCAATACAACAGAATGCGTTATGTTCCAACTAGAATGACTCCAGGTCCTAGTAACATTGTTTTTTATGATACTAAAGACAATCGATTTCAAACTATGATGAAAGCATACGCAGGACATTATTTTGGGCATCCAGAAACAGGTGCCCATGACATGGATACTATAAACTTCAATGGATATGAAATGCTTAATTCAAAATTTGCGGCTGGAGATTCACATCACTTTGGTGCTAAAAGCATACCAAATAATGCTAGATTTTTCTTTGAAGAAATAAGAATACACAACAAAGATACAGCCCAAGGTGGCAGGACCACTATACTATATAACTGTATGGTCAATACAGTACAACACACCACATTTGATTATGCACAAAGCAGTACAGCAACATATAGTGTATCATTTCAACCTGAGCATGTTAATATTGGAGGCTTAGGAGAAGAGTTTGTAGACCAAACAAATAGTGCAAAAAGTAATTTGTTAAGCACAGTAGCTGGTACAGTAGCTAATAGAGGTGCGGCTATCGCGGCTAAAGCTGGCGCAATTGGTACCGAAGTATTACAGCCATTCACAGGAAAATTACCTTCTGGTAAGAGTTTACGCAACATAGATGGTAAATCTTTTGTTGTATCAAATGTTGAAGCTGGATTTGCTGAAGGTGGATTAGCTGAAGGTCAACTTCCACAAGAATAATGTAGTAATAAATACTACTAGAATGGCACATAAATTTCAACAAGGCATATACGAAGTTAAAAATGCTCGTAAGTATGTAGGTAAACACCGACCCAAATTTCGTAGCGGGTGGGAATTAAAGTTTATGCGTATGTTGGACACACACCCAAATATACTAGCATGGGCAAGCGAATCACACAGAATCCCATATAGAAATCCAGCTACAGGTAAGAATACACATTATGTTCCAGACTTTTTTATTGTTTATGAGGACAAAGATAAAAATAGAAAAGCTGAATTTATAGAAATAAAACCTGCAGGACAAACACTAGCTCATGCTAAAAGTCCTGTACAAAAAGCGGCGGCTATTGTTAATGAAGCAAAGTGGCAAGCCGCAAAAGTATTTGCACAAAGACAAGGCGTTGGATTTAGAGTGCTTACAGAAAACGAATTATTCAACCAACCTAAAAAAAGGAAACGTAAATGAGTAATAAAATAGAAGATGTGTTTAATCTGCCTTCAGCAAATGAGCAAATAGATGAACCTATTAAGCAAGAAGAAACTGGTTTGGATATTGCACAACTGCAACAGCAATTAGATGTAGCAGATAAAATTGATGCCGCTCTACCAATGGTAAGAGACTTAGAACAGTTGGATGCTGACATGGACAAGTATGCTGATAAAGCCATGCATGCCTTTCAGGACCTTATGGATCTTGGACAAAATGTTGAAGATAGACATGCGGCGGCTGTTTTTGATACAGCAAGTAAAATGATGACTAATGCTATCACTGCCAAAACAGCAAAAATGGACAAAAAATTAAAGATGGTGCAACTACAACTGCAAAAAGCCAAGTTTGACGCACAAGAATCCAAAGCAAAAGGTGGAGATACTGCTATTCAAGGCGAAGCTGAAGAGTTCGAAGACCGTAATAGTTTGATAAATGCAGTCATAGATAAAATGAATAAATCGGATAAATAATTACAATGAAGGAAGTAGCGATGAAAAGTTTGAAACAATATCTAGCAGAATCTGAGAAGAGCTATAAGTTTAGACTTCGTAGTCTTGATGAAATCTCAGACGAGCATATGGACAGAATTGAGTCGCATATGAAAAAATATAATATGGAAAGCATGAGTGCATTCAAAAAGACAATCATGCAACCTAAGCCCAGAGGGTTTGGTGATGTAGGACCTAATGAAGTATTCATTAGTGATATAGAACTAAAACTTCCAGCAACACCAAATGCACTACAAGAAGAAATTTGTAGAATTATTGGCTGTCCAATGGGAAACATTATTATTAACAATATGAATGAATCAGAAGAACTTTGGAATGATGTAGAAGAAACTACTGATGAAGAACCAAAGAGCGTATTAGCTGACGCAGAATACAGTGATGCAGAAAAAGTGGATCACAGCGAACACTATGGTAATGAGTTTGTTGACAAATTTGTCAAAGAACAGCCAACAGGTGAAATAAACAAAGAATATAAGGTGTGAAAAAATGAACTTAGAAGACTTAATCAAACTAGCAGGAGTGACAAAGTCCCCATATGACACACCAGTGCAAGAACAGCCAGCAGAGATCGAAGAACAGCCAGTAATGGACGATAATGAAGGCATGAGAGCGTTAATTGCATTGGTTACTCCAGAGCAGTTAAACCAATTACAAAGCAACGCTCCAGTTGAAGAAGAAGGATTTGCCAACAGCGGTGACGAATATGCTGGTGAACCTGAAGAGTATAAAGGCACACTAGGTAGTCCTGCTGACCTAAGCCTAAGAAGATATTTAGGAGCAAATGGTGTTCCAGTAAACGTAGACGAAAACAAAGTATACGAAGATCATAAAGTAGAAGATATTACTGAAGCTTGGAAAGAATATAAAGCTGAACCCGTAGCTGAACATCATCAAAAAGATGCTGACGGAAATACAATTCCTCATGATGATGAAGTTACAGAAGCAGTAGTTGACGAAGATGATGTTGAAGAAGATAATGCATTCAATAGTGCGGCGGCTAATGCAAAAAAAGCTGGTAAAAAAAGTTTTAGTTTTAATGGAAAAACGTATCCAGTGAAAATTGACGATAAAACTGCTGATGCACTTACAGATGACATGGATAGACTTAGAGCACTTGCTGGCGCACAACAAGTAGATGAAGCACCGTTTCCAGGTGAGTATGATTATTCAGATGACAAGTATGATGCTGATGGTGCTGTAACTGGTGTTGGCAAACAAGGCTATGACATGAGAATG